CAGACTACAAATCGGAAGATGAGGGCACTGGGCTCGATCGTGAGATCAGCTATGTGGAAGCCTACATGCGGATCGACATGCAAGGCACGGGAATGCGTCAGCTCCGCAAAATTTGCTGTGCTGGTGGAAACTTTGAAATTCTCAGAAACACTCCGGTTGATGAGCATCCCTGGTCTATCTTCCGAATGGAGCCCCTACCACACAGCTGGAGTGGGCTATCGATTTACGACAGCTGCGCAGATTTGCAACAGGTGCAATCGAGTATCTGGAGACAAATTCTTGATTCCCTAGCACTCAGCACCACTCCGCGCATGTCCTACACAGAAGGGCAAGTAAGCTTTGAAGCTTTAGCGAATGAAGAGATTGGAGCCCTCATCCCGGTGAGTCAACCAGGTGCCATTCAGCCGATCAATGTGCCGTTTTTAGGTCAACAAGCTTTGCCGCTTCTCCAGGTACTCGATCGAGTGCGGGAGCAACGCACAGGGGTGACCGATGCCAGCCAGGGCATGGACCAAGAAAGCTTGCAATCGATGACTGCCATTGGGGTGCAGGCCAATATCAAGGCCAGCCAATCCAGGCTCGAGTTGATCACTCGAAACCTGATCAACACTGGTCTGGTGCCAATGTTTCGACGGATGTTGAAACTGACGGTGCATCACCAGAATCAGCAAGACCTCATGCTCCTGCGAGGTAAGTACATCCCAGTTTTCCCAGGATCCTACCCGGATATGGATGTACGAGTAACAATGCCACTAGGTGGCGCAGACACCACGCAACGCACAGCAATCCTTCAGCAGACAATCCAAAAACAGCAAGAGCTGCTACAGCTCCTGGGTCCAGAAAATCCACTGGTCAATTTACAAAACATCCGAGCTGCAATGATCCGTATGTTGGAGCTGAATGGAATCACAGAGGCCCAGGTTTATTTCAATGATCCTGCTCAAGCAATGCAACAGCAGTCGCAGCAACCTCCGCAACCACCACCTCCAAGTCCAGAGCAGATCCTGGCAAATGCGGAGCTGGAGAAAACCAGACTCCAATTATTACAAGATGCTTACGAGCTGAGCCTAAAAGATGACCGTGAACGTGATCGGGACACGGTCAACATGTACACCAAGATTCAAGAACTTCAGCTCAAGTATGGCACAGAATTAAATGTAACTGGTTTAATGACAGAGCTACAACGCAACCGAGAATTGGAGCGTTCCCAAAATGATGTAGCAGCTCAAGCCTATAAGATTGCACTAGCACAGATGAGTGGTGTTTCCCCCCAGACTCCTCCTGATATCACACCCCAGCCGATAATTACTCCACCTGGTCCAGCTCTTCCGGGCACCCAACAGGGCACTCCAGTGCCCCAGCCAGTGCCTCAACCAGTGCCCCCACAACTACCACCTGGAATGATGAATGGTTGATCCTATAGTTCCACTCCCTGGCTTGCTTGGCATGTCTCCCCAGGCACCTACCAGACGTAGCAATATTTTCCAGGAGATTGCAGATCCTCCATTGCTTGAGGCACCAACTCGAGGACGTAACCAGATGTCGAAGGTCCAGACCTACGATGGGGGAGCCCTGCTCGATAAAAAAGTTGGTCAGCAACTTAAAGAAACCAAAGAGCGCAGACGCACCACTAGGAACTTAACAGCAGCTGAGGTCTATGGTCTGAGCAAAGAAAGAAAGCCAGCACAGGCACTCGATGCAGTGCGTGACTACAATAATCAAAATCTAGACTTTGTTAGCCCTCGCCAAGACACGATGGTGGATCCGAAAAACCTAGCGGCAATGGCTTCCCTAGGTGCTGCCAAAAAGGGCTGGTATGAGGCAAGTAACAAAGCAATCATGCAGGTCTTTGGAAAGAATGATGGCTCCCGATTTATAGCTTTGCTTTCAGCAACTAGCCCCCAAACCTCAGTTGAAGCAAACCTTAGAAACACCCTGACGATCTGGCGAAACTGGACAAATGCAGGCAGGCCCAAGGATCGAGAGAAGATCTTAAACATCATGGGGATGAGTGTCGAGGGGAACAAGGGCCGAGATAGTGTCCTGGAAGCTTGGGAAAATAATAGTGTCCGAGCCCTGACTCAGAAGGATCCTACAAAAATCAAAATATCTGGGCCAAAAGTTCAAAGCTTCTACGAAAACCTGATGGGCGATCTCAACGAGGTCACCAACGACACTTGGATGGGAAGAGCGATGAATGTTCTCCAGGGAGCATTTAGCGGCAAAAAAACCAAGGTCATGACCGAACGTCAGCAAGACCTCCTTGGGACTCGGTTTACGTTCCGAGGACCAGAGGAGCTGGGTGTGAAAAACACCAGCTACCTGGCGCTAAACGATGCAACGAGAGAAGCAGCTCAAATCCTCACCAAACAAACGGGGATCGAGTGGACCCCAGCTCATGTCCAGGAGAGTGTTTGGTCCTATGTAAAAACAGCAGTGGACTACGCCAAAAGTAAGGAGTCTGGAGAGATGAATGTTGAGGATGTAATCAATGAGGGGGTGATCACCGGAGAGATGATCGGCAGCACCCCTGACTTTGCAACACTCCTATTGGATCCAGTGTATGGAAGTAAGCTCGAGGGAATCCAGGATGATGTAGTTCTCAACAATTTAGCTACTTTGCAGCCGGGAACTTTTGGAGCTGCAAACGTACCAGTGTTGTATCCCGAGCGAGTACCTAAAATTGCCAACATGTTACTCGATGTGACCCGAGCCAAAGAAGACACCGGAAGCATCTATTTGCCTTATGAAACTGTGCCAGGTGAAGCCTCTGGGATGTTTCCCGGATTACTTGAGACCACCCCAGCAATGAAACGCCTGGCTCGGGAATATTCAGCGGATCCTCGGAGTGATTACGATGACCCGAGTGGAGTCGATCGACTTGCCACCTTGGCAGCTGATAAAAAAGCGAAACCTACCCGAGATGCATTTGGAGCCTACACAAATTCAAAGGGGATCCTCGAGAACAACCCGGTCAGGATTGCTCGAGTTGAATTTGGAGAAGGCAAAAAGAAAAAAGATGAAGCGGCAATGATGAAAAAGATGGGGGCTCTGCAAGCTTTCCGGGGTGCAATGGATATTCAAGAGGGCAGCCCTGTTGGGTTCCCTACTCCAATGAGAAAGGTTGGAGGTTCAGCCACTTCAGCAAGAATCTATTTAGATGGCCCCATTGGACCTCGAGAGTACAAAGCCCTTGAAATGAGATACCCAACTTTAAATTTTTCAGACACTGGGAATGGAGTCACCGTCACTAATTTTGACGAGAAGAAACTAGAAACAGATTCTGATTTTCGAGCCCAGGTTGAAGCTGAGATTGACATGCTGACAGAGGATCAGGCATTTCTAAATCGGACTTTTGGCAAAGGCACCCGAGCCAGAAAAACAAATCTGCAAGGGGATTACATTGATTATTCGGAGGAGCTGGCAACCCCAAATGAAGGCCGAGTGGCTCGGAGTTTACTGGAGAGATTCCAAAGCCCTAGTTTGTCTGGTCTCAAAACGAGGATGGGCTCTGATGAGATGCTGCGGCAGATGGTGCAAGAAAAAGTCAACCGAGATGAGGAATATAAGAGTCGCAGGAAGATCGGCCCATTGCGTCAGGACGTACAAAACCTGCGCAGAGCCTTCTCAGGCTCCCTGGGTGAGGATTACCCGGAGATGGAAGGAGCTGGTGGGTTTCAAGGCATTGAGAAAGCCCTAGAGCTAGAGATCCCCCTAGCCTCTAGGATGTCTGCACTGGATCGCTTTCGAGCTGGTGTATAACTTTCTTTAAAAACTCCATCTCTCGATCAATTTCCGTGTCATCGAACTTTGGACGTTGATCAACTGGAAGCTTCCGATAGGGGTATTTTCTCATCCCTCTTTGGTAACGAAGTTCTCTTAGTCGATCTTCTGCAACCCAGGCTTCCATCCCGGTTGCCTCAATATAATCACTAATAAACTTATCAGAATACATGGATGAACTTCAGAAAGCTGTAGATCTCGGAGCTGAGATCCAAAAGATTGTCAAGAACCAGGCGTTTCAGCAGGCACTTAGCCAGATGGTTGATCGCCAGGTCATGGATATAAAGTCATCACAACCGGAAGAAACGAGCAAGCGCGAGAGTGCTTTTTTTTTAATTAAAGCAATGAAAGCTCTTGAAGATGAGTTCAATGTTCTTGCCAACCGCGCGGATCGCGCAAAGCTGGAGCTTGAGAAAAAGGAAAAAGAAACCACAACCAAAACTAGGAAACGATGAGCGAAATCTATCAGAATCCTGATGAAGCAGTCGACGCACTAGCGGCAATTCTCGAGCCCGAGGAACCGCAAGAAGCTAGCGAGACCCAGCAAGCACAGGAGGTCGCAGAGGAT